TTCTGTCAAGTTCTGCGACATAGTCATGGACTTCTTTTCTCCGTTCAAGGTACTTGTCATAATTTGATTTAGTGGTATCATTTTTTATATTTTTAGTTTCAAATAATCCTTTCCATCTGTTTGCAATACTTTGCTGAACTATCTGCCTTGCTTTTGTTAAATCTTGTCCAGATATTTCTACAAGTTTATCAATCGCAACCTGCTCTGATTTCTCGCTCTTGTATCTATCCCGAAATTCAGTTTCCTTATACTCGCACCATCCTGCCCATAATTCTGACCATTCAGGAGAAATAAAAACCAAAACCGATTTGTCTTTTGTCTTTAATCTTTTATTTGTATTAATTATTTCATTTGTATTAATATTAGTATTTAGTATAGAATGGGATTTACCGACTTCGGTATTTACCGATATCGGGTTTTCCCGTTCTCGGTGTTTTCCATTATCGGTATTTTCAACTTTCGGTACTGAAGGCTCATCATATACTATATGATTCCATCCTAAAAATTTACCAGTAGTTGTATCATGAACTCTAACTGATAAAATATAACCTTTCTTCTGTAATGAACGGAATATCCTATCTATTGTTGTTTTACCATCAGGCATACTGTTATACATATTTTGCCTATATAAAACCCAGTCGGCAGGTAATGATAAAAGAAAAGCCATCATTCCCTTTTCTTCCATTGTTAAATCAAGGCTTTTGCATATCTCATTCGGAATGGTAGTAAACCTTTCAGTCGTTTTAGATTTGATAATCTGACCTGTATTTGCCATAAATAAAAAAGGGGGTCGGTGTAGTGCTTACCTTCCCCCAGTTACGTTTGAACCTTCAAACACGAATCTATGCACTACTATAAATTCGTATCTGTATACCACAAAGATAAAACTATTTTTCCAATTCCCTTTCTACTTTTTTTATCCGTAAAGCATAGGTTTTTCCATCCTTACCATGTACTCTTATTCCTGGCTTCCTTTTATCATATAACTGATTGTAAGGATAGCCTAAGAAATTAGCAGCATCTTTAAGGCATCTGAAATGTATAGCTTTTTCAGTACGTTCTGGAAAGGGCAGTTCTATGTCATATAAAACATGAGCCACAGCATTGTCTAAATTAGCGTTGAAGGATTTCATCTGTTAATATTTTAAGGGGTATTATAATCATTTCAGATGCTTTGTCATCTCCACCATTTTTAACATAACCCTGTAGATAGAATTGTCTGCATATGGCTCTCAGTATTTCAGTCCTGATAAATATTATCAGTTCATTGTTCTTCAATACCAATGCCCAGTAATCTGCTTCTGATGTTGCAATACCAGATAGCCTACCTCTGCACTTAAACTCAATAGCAACGTTACCTGTTTTATGAGCCATGCGGTCTGTCTTTACTTCTATCTTCTTGCCACCATTTAGCAGTTGAAGAACTAATTGCTCTCCTTCGTTTCCATATCGAAGGTCAATGTCAAAATTACGTTCAATGTGTCCGACTAACATCTGATAATTTTACAATTGGTTCAAGGGTAAAGAACCCCTCCCGAAGGAGAGGTTCGATAAGGCTTCAGAAGGGCAAGGATTCCTCATTTACTGATTCATCTACCTTTGCTGCTGATTTCTTTACATTGCCAAGGATAACACCTTTAACACCTGCTTCCCTTTCTTCTTTAGTGGTAGCCTCAACGATAAAACCATTGTTCCCGTATTGGTCAACATCATCATTCAAGAATAGGGTAGCATTCAGATAATTACCTTTCTTGCCTTTGTACAGTTTGCTTTGGGTTACCTTGTCAAGATTGATACTGATACTAACGATTTGTTTTGCCATTTTGTTTTATTTTGATAATTGTACTTTGAATGTTGATGTAGCTGATTTAACAGGCAGTTCCCCTCTCCTGTATTTCTTTTCTTCTTCTTCTATTTCCTTCTGCTTTTCCTTTGCCATCTGGATTGTTCTTTCAAGTGCTGCCCATTCCTCAATATGACTGTAATCATATTTAATAGAATCCATCATAGAAATGGAAGCACCATAGACATCAGCCTTCTGCTTTGGATGCTTGTAAAGTTCATCCATAACATTATCCTGTATCTTTTCTTTTACCAGTTTGCAAAGCTGCTCCATTGCATTCATTCGGATAGCTACATCAAGGCTGTTCAGATTTCCATCAGCCACTTGTTCGGAAATAGAACAAGCCATTAAATCCAGACCGAACTTGGTAGGGGCAATTTCCCCTACCTTTATTTCTGTTAGTGATTTATTTTCCATTGCTCAGTTCATTTTTGCGGTTAGTAAATGCTTCCTTTACAAAGGCATTATGCTCTACTTTGTCCTTGTTCCAAAAATATAGCTGCTTTATTTCCTCTATTGATTGTGTTTTGCTTAATGCAATTATCAATGTGCCTAAAGTTGGATATGACTGTGCAGCAGGTTCTACTTCTTCCTGTGGCTCTTGCACCAATGCAATAGAAGCTGGTTCTGCATTCGGAATACTATCTGCTTCAGATTCATCCAGAACCCCTAAGCCTAACAGGTCAAGGGTTGCCCTTCGCTTTGCTTTTGTTTCTGCCTTCATGATAGCATTAGCATATGCCTCACCCTTCAGCCCTGTTATGTTTACCGCACCTATGCTTTCCGTACATCTTCCATCAGGTAGGGATGCTTTAGATGTAACCTGATAAACCCCTACTGCTTCAATCAATTCCCTGCTTGTAATTAAATGGCTAACTGAATGCAGTTTATTTAGCTGCTGAGTTCCTGAACGGGTGCAGTACAGTACCTCTCTGCCATTAAGCCTTAGTATATCAAAAGGCTTTGTAAATGGGTCTAACCCCATACGTTCACAGTATCCATTGTAGTACCTTACCTTGTCTGTTGCTGATAGCTTTGATAAATCCCCGTTGAGGATTAGCTGTGATACGACATTACTCTGAGTCGTAATCTCCGATGGTTTCTGATTGCTCATCTTGATTGTGTTTTTTATTTAGATAATTAAATGACTTTCGTGTGATTTTGTAAGGCTTTTCACTGCCCATCATTGAAGGAACTTGGAGGTATATCTTCCATTCTTTTTTAGGAGATAAGCCATAGGTATGAACCCATCTATACCGCTGTTGCTCAACACCTTTGTAGCTTCTTTCTACATTGGCAAAGGCTTTCTGTTCTCCTTTTACCTCCAAGACCATTTCTATTCTTTCGTTACTCATGGCAAATAGTATCATAAAGGTCAACTTCCCAATCCATTTCATTAACATAGGCATCAATGCACTTCTGTTCTACCAACTCATATACCTGATATTGATAACCTGGCTTAAGATTAAAGCAATGCCACCCTGGAAATAGTATCTGCTTCATCAATACCCGAACCTCATCACCATCATCATCAATGATAGCTGTGGCTCTAATCATAATGTCTTGGATTCCTAACTTCTGCCAATCGGCGGGGATTCTGACCTCTGTGGTGATTGTTTTCTTTCTCATTTTGATTGTGATTTGTTTGATAAATTTACAAATTTTCTGGCTGATTTTCCTTTAGTGCTGCAACTATTTTTTCAATTGTTGCAGGTTTTACTTTACCATTTTCTGCCCTGAAGATTGTGAGTAGATGCACTCCTGCTTTCTTTGCAAGTTCTGTCTGGCTGAGGTTCTTTGCTCTTCTTTCTGCTTTGATTTGTTCTGCTGTCATTTGTTTGGTTTTTATTGTTTATTAAAATTCTTCTTCTTCTTCTGCTTCTAATTTCTCTACCCATTCGTAGATGGCATCAAGGCTTTCGAAGTTGCTCAGCCTTTCTTCTATTTCTTCCCCGTTCATGGTATCTGTGTAAAGCACCCATACATCATTCCTATTCAATCTGCAATCTATTGGCATATACAAAGTAAAAGGATAATCTTCTGACCAGAGGTATGTATAACCTGAATGTGGGTTTACATCTATCTGACCATATCCGTCTAACTTCATTCCTAATTCCTTAGCCTGTTGTACTAAGTAGATGGCTTTAGTTAATTCCCATCCTGATAATTTTTGAAAATCTAAGTTCATTTTGATTGTGTTTTAAAAATTAAAAATTAAGGTTTCCTGCAAGTATTAATCCGAATGTCATGACCAGTAAGACAATCATTAAGTAGGTAAAATCTTTGTTCTTCATTTTGCTTTGTTTTTGATTGTAAAAAAGTAAGGTGTAGGATGCCTCGCCCCATGTTTGATTACCACATTATGTAGTAGGTATTGTCTTTATTGGCATGGATGTGACCAAGTGTCATGCCGTCATACCATCCACCATTAACACACCCCCTACATTGTGACTTAATCTTTTCTGCACTTTCAATTGTCTTAACTGTGATGCTATTATAGCATACACCACTATTCCCTGAAACAATGTCTTCACAGGGAATGCTAAATTTTTCTGCCAAGTAGTTGTGGTAATCTTGGACTTCTGTGATTTTTTTCATGTTGCTTTTTGTTTTAATTGTGATTAAATGAGGTGTAGGATGCCTCGCCCCATATATGTTATTTTTTCAATTTGAATTTCATTTCATCCCAATATTCACCTCCTTCGGGAGTCCAATCAAATATAAATAAACTCATAAGTACATCAGAAGAAGAGTTATTAATTCTGCACATCTTCTTGATTGACCTATTGTAATTTAAAGCATATTCTGTAATCTTAATCATTACATCTCCGCCTAAATTTTCAAGTACATCGTTTGTAAATTCTTTGACTTTCATTTTGCTTTGTTTTAATTGTGATTAAATGAGGTGTAGGATGCCTCGCCCCATTTATTTAATTTTCTAAAATATTATATATATTTTGCCAATAATCAAACCCTTGTGATGTCTTATCCCATACAAATAAAGATGTTAATACATCAGATGATGATGTAGACAATTGACACATTTTAGAAATCTCTGTATTGGCTTCAAAAGAATTGTTTACAATTTTATGCCATACTTGAAAACCTGCTTTAGAAATTACTTCTTGTGTAAAATTTTGAAGATTCATAATAATTAGTTTTTGATTGTGATTGTTAAATTGTTTATCAAAGATAATACTTTTATCTAAACTGCAAAACTTTTTTACAGTTTTTTTTATCTTTTTTTTAAAATATTCCTAACTGATTGATTTACAATAACTTATAAAAAAAGAGGCTCAAGTAGAAACCTGAGCCGTAGTCACAATCAAAACTATGCATGAGTATTTTTAAGCCTCAATCTTTCTGAATCCCTGCTTCCACAGAAGCCTTGCCATTGCTGTGCTTTCCTTTCTTACCTTAGCCTCTGACCATTCAGGATGCCTTATATGCATGAATTCATGCAGCAAATATAGCAGATACCTGTAACCTTTCAAAGATGAATCTAATTCAATAGTCCCATCGGAATGAGCCAAACCCCATACCTTTTCCCTGCCCAATGGTCTTTTGATTATCTTCATCAACCATAAATAGCATTTAAAACACTTTTAAGGCGATTTCATCAGGTCTGTCATCTAAATGTAAATCTATCTTATTACCACCCCTAACCTTTGCTAATAGCCTTCTGAGAGCCTCTACATCCAATTGCAACTTCATTAGCTTATTCACAAGCCATGCCTCCTGTTGGTCCAGATTCATTTTATCAAATGTTTTAGGGATTTTCATATTCTTTCTCTATTAATATTTCAAGATAATGCTTTGCCTTCTTTAAATCTTCCAGACCATTCTTCTTCTTATGCCTCAGAATATACTTAATGATGTTCCCTTCTATAAAAGGTATATCATTGAAATAGATGAAATCAATTGGCTGAATAGCCATCTTCTTGTAATGGCTGCCACCCTCTTGATGGTCTAATGCTTTTCTCATAAAATAACACCTTTGAAGATTCTTTTATTCCTTACTTCAAAGTTATCGCCTTCTATGTCAACAATAGCAAAGCCATGATTATATTTATTTGCTAAAGGTCTATATGTAGGATTTAGTTCACATAAACATCCTATAGACCATGTAGTGACTAATTTACCATTCATATCCGTCTCAGTATGTTCGGAAGTTTGATGTGAATGCCCTTGCAT